TTGAAGAAGTAAATGACATAGGTGTTCAAAACTTAGAACAAGCAACAGAAGAAGTACAAGAGGTTGTACAAGCTGTAGTGGAGGAAGCTATAAATGATATTGAAATACTTACTGAAGAACAAGTTGAGGTTGTCGCTGAAGTATTACAGGTACAAACTGAGGATGTTGAAATCATTGCAGAAGCAATACAAGAAGATGAAGTTGTAGCAGAAGCAGTAGAAGAATATGTTGAAAGAGCTGTAGAGAATGCAGATGTAGAGAATTATACATTAGCTGATGTTGTTACAGAGGTACAGTTTGAGACATTCTTAGAAAATCCAATAGAAACATTTGTAGATGTAGATTTTTCACAGATAAGTATAGGAAACATAGGAGATGATATGACAAATGACCAAAAAGAAAAAGCACAAGAGGTAGTTGTACCAGTTATTTTGACTAGAATAGCTAGTATGGCAGCATTTATGTTTAGGAGAGGCAATGTTTAAAAAACTAGGCAACTGGTTTGTACAGGCAATAAAGGAAACATTAAACCTTAGTTGGACTTTGGTTGGTTTAGTTATTGCTACATTAACCTTGACTGGTTCAGCCCAACAAGTTACAGGGTTAGCTACATTAATTACACTGGCTATATGGTTATTAACTATAAGTTTTAGAAAATGAGTTATATGAAAAGATTGTACGAACAAAAATGTACAGCTAAACTTATTAATAACACATGGGTTACTATATGTAACTGTAAACATGGGATAAATTCTCATAGTGAAATAGAAAAACGAGTAATAAAAAAGGTGAGAGATGAAATTACAAGTAATACGAACCCAACTGGGTAAAGACGCAACAAATGGATTGTTATTTATTGATGGTTTGTTTGAATGTTATACATTAGAGGACCAATATCAAGTTAAAAAAGTTATGCATGAAACTTGCATACCTGAAGGAACTTACAAAATTAAATTAAGGACAGTTGGAGGATTTAATCAACGTTATACCAGTAAATATCCTACATTCCACCGTGGAATGTTGTGGATTCAAGATGTTCCAGGATTTGAGTATATCTTAATTCACCAAGGGAATACTGACGAACACACATCAGGTTGTCTTATAGTTGGTGATAGTCAACAAGATTTAGATGTGAACTTTAATGGTATGGTCGGCAGTTCAGCCAATGCGTATAAAAAATTATATCCTAAAATTTCTGCACAGTTGTTAGCAGGTAACGAAGTTACTATTGAATACAGCAAAATACAGTTAGAGGCACAAGAACCTACAGATGTATATCAAAAACTACAAGAGATAAGCGGTGAAATACAAGTTTTGACTGCTAAACTTGATGGAAAGAACATAATATGAGTGATTTATTCGAAAAAAATAAAAGACAAAGAAACCAAGACGGCACATTTAAAAAAGATGTGGGGTGGACTCCTTGGAACGAAGCATGGAGTTATAAAATGAGTGATTCATTAAAAGACATGCTAGAGAAAACCATATGGACGTTTGTTGAAGCATTCATAGGTGCATTAGTGGTCAGCCCATTAGTTGGTGTTGACGCAAATGCTGTTGAACTTGCGGCAATCGCAGGTGGTGGTGCAGCTCTAGTGGTCGTAAAAGAATACGCTAAAAAACAAATTACAAAGTAGTTTTTGTCTTATTTATCCTGTATAATACTATTGACAGGATTGGAGATGTATTACACGTAAAGAACCTATACCTGAAGAGTGGGGTAATAATTTCTATAAGTCAGGTTGGAAACCTGGTCTTGAAGTTAACGAACAGAGTGGATTAGGTGAGATAACACACGTAGGAACTGACCCTAATTACAGAGAAAAGTTTGATGACATACTCTTACAATGGGGATTTGACCCTAAATTCTATGAAATAGAAGGCTCAGTACGTGCTTCAGCATGGAATACTCAACTAAAAGGTGGTGAAACTACAACATTTTATGCATTTAAAGGCGTTGTAAAGAAGAAAAATCCAGGACATGACAAGTATTTTAAGGCTTTACTTAAACAAGCATCTAAAAAACCACCCTTAAAAGTAAGGACATATGGCGGTGACACCGCCTTTTTGTTTTTTATGGCTGATTGGCAGTTAGGTAAAAAAGATTATGGTGTGGCAAATACAGTAAAAAGGTATGATATTGCTTTACAAGACGCTATAAATAGAATAAAAGATTTACGTAAACTTGGGGTAAATATAGACGAGATATATATTGTAGGACTTGGTGACCTTACAGAAAATTGTACGTCTGCTTTTTTCGATTCGCAGCCTTTTAATGTTGAACTCTCTCTTATAGAACAATATGCTCTTGCACGTTCTATGATTATGAAAACAGTAGATACTTTTCTTCCGTTAGCAGATAAAATAACTCTTTGTGGTGTACCAGGAAATCATGGTGAGATGTCTAGGTCAAGTAAAGGTCAAGTATTTACAGATAGATTAGATAACAGTGACACAATGCACTTGCAAATTTGTGAAGAAATAATGAAAGCTAACGTAGAAAGATATAAAAAAGTTAAAGTTGTAGTTCCTGATTCTTATCATCAAGTTATAAAAATTAAATCTAAGACTTGTGCCTGGAGTCATGGACATATGAGTGGAGGCAGTGGGAATCCTGAAACTAAAATAGAGAATTGGTGGAAAGGTCAGATGTATGGACACCTACCTAGTGGTGAGGCAGAAATACTTGTTACAGGTCACTATCATCATTTTCGTAGTAAACAACAAGGTAATCGTACGTGGTTTCAGACTCCTAGCTTAGATAAAAGCATAGATTTTACATCTCGTACAGGTTTGTGGTCACATCCAGGTGTGTTGACTTTCACAGTTAACAAAAAAGGTTGGGATAATTTAGCCATACTTTAGATAAATCCTCTGTTGCAGTTGTAACAAAGACCAGTCTTGCCATCTAAAACATCAGTTTGTTTACAAACACGACATTTTATTGTATCTAACTCATCATCTAAATCATCTAACAAAGGCTCATCCATCCACATTATTCTTCCTCTATT